CCGTGCGCAGCACAAGGTGGTGGGTCCCGCCGGAAGGCGTATTATGCGCCAGCATAATATGACTTCCGCGTAGTATTACCCACCACCTTGTGCACTTGTGCACAACCGGGGGTCCGGGGGTCGGAGACCCCCGGGTGTGGTTTTGCCACTTTTTGTTTTTTGCACACAGGTATTAAGTCTGGGGTTGATTAGCCCCGGACACCTGGTGCACCTTGTGCAGGTCTGAGATGCCGATTTATGCTTTGCGAAAATCGAGCGGTCGGGCCTAATTTCGCGCGGTTTCGCGTCTGCAGTGACAGTTTATGCACACAATAATAAGTTAGTGTATTGCATGTCAGACAGAGTTAGAGATGGTGCCCGACGAGTACGATGCTGGTGCATTACCCAGAACTCAGGAGAGTCCTTCTCCATTCTCGATGTCCTCTCTAAGCTCAGAGAATTCGTCAATGGATGCGACCAAGTCCGATTCTTCATCGGACAGGTCGAAAAGTGCCCTACAACTGGAAGACAGCACTTCCAAGGGTATGTGCAGCTGCACAATCCCAACACTTTGTCGGCAGTCAAGCGCAAGCTTCGGCAATACGATGCACGGTTCAATACCGTCCACCTTGAGCCTTCCAATGGATCCGCCGACGACAACGTCGCCTACTGCACCAAGGAAGACTCCCGACATGTCCCTGATGGACTTACCGCTGAAGAAGCGTCCATTAGACATGGACAAGTACATAGAGGAGCTGGACGTGGAGCAGGTAAGAAGATATGACCCATAGAATGTTATAGCCGTTTGGTAGCCGTTTGTCCATTTTGATACCCCCCTAACTGTCCTAACTTTAGACCGCGACTTCTTGTGCTCTGTCCGTACTGAATTGTGGCTCCCCAAAAACCGATACTGCGATTGCCCAATCCTTGCCACTGACCGAGGAAACCTCCCCGATGATGATACGTGGCCCCACATATGGGACGATGACTCCGGCTCGTTTATCCCTCTCGCACCCCGATGCGCTCGCCAACCAAACCTCGTTGAACGACTGTGTTCCATCTCCATGGACAACTGGAAATGGCGGCCCCTTCCGGACGACCTCTTCGAAACGGCGAATACCTTTACGGGATGTGTCCAACGACTTAAACCTACCCCGGCCGAATATGAATATTCCAATTGGCTCCAAAACCCACAACACGGAATCGGATGCCCCTGTCCTTCCTGCTACTACGTGGACTGGAACTGTTAAACCGACCCCGAAGGCTCTCGAAGCGATCTTGAGCGGATTGCCACCGACATTTGTAGTGGAGCGAGTGTCCGGGACATCGCCACAGCTCATCCGAGCTCCTACATACGCCATTCCCGTGGAATCGCGGCACTCGCCAACATGGTGTCTCGCGGGAGAGACCCGTCTACGCCTCCAGTTGTACGCTGGTATTGCGGACCCACAGGTTCCGGCAAAAGTCGTGAAGCGTATGAACGATGTCATGCTGAACCCGGACAGTTTGCGTACTATAAGTCGACCGAACACCTCTGGTGGGACGGATACGACGGAGTCTCTGACGTGATCATTGACGATTACAGATGTGACTTTTGCAAGTTCAGCTATTTGCTGAGGTTGTTTGACAGGTACCCTATGCTAGTGAATGTTAAGGGTTCCTTTATTTATTTCAGGGCAAATTTGATAATTGTCACGGCGCCTCAAGCGCCTGATGTTATGTGGTCGCATCGAACTGCTGAAGATCTTGGTCAGTTGATGCGTCGCATTACGGAGGTTCGTCATTTTGGCGGAGAGCCTGTGGCAGCTGTTGATGGATTTGAGCCCGCTAATTGATTTTCTTTTTTCGCACACGTAACATAAATAAAATATGACTAAAAGATATAAGGGCCTTCGCGGCCAAAGTCTTTACCATGGTTCTACTGGTAAAAGGAGTCTTGATACTTATTGGACTAATTTCGTGTATTCCAAATTATATCCTAATAAGAAGAATCGTTATATTGGCGGTAGTTTATCTCATGGCGAGCATTTAGGAAATAATCATATATTGAGTCGTCCTCCTGACTGGGACGAGCTTTTAGGTTATGCTGATGATAATCAACAGCTTTCTGCCGCTGTTCATGATTATCAGTTAGCTACTGCTAAGACGCTTGAAGGAGTGCGCATAGCACATTCGAATTATGCAAAGAATGCTCACGGTATGATTACTATGGGATTGTTTGATGGTTTAGCACGTCAAAAACGTCCTTATGGTTTTGAAGTTTATAATTTAGAGCCCGGGTACAATCCTCCTCCTGAGGTTTATAAACGCTTACGCATTGAGCAACCTACTCGTGGCAATGAGCATTTTAACGTGGCTCTTGATCCACCTGGTGCTCCGAAGAGGTTTGTTGAGAATGTGTCACGTGATACTTCTCAACGTAAATCTCTCAGAATGGATTTTAATATGGAAACTTTACCGCAAGAGTCCGTTTTGCAAATCATGGATTTTCAGGGTGATGTTGTACCTGATGTTATCGCTGAAAATTTTAGCGATAATGATTTGCCCATGAATTTGCACACGGACCATAATTTAGAAAAAAGTATGTCGAAGAATTTTGGCGATACTAAGAAGTTGGCTACGACCAATGTCCAAGTTGGATCTGGCTCTAGCCTTACTTCTGTCCCGTCTATTCTTGGATCTTTTTATAAAGGTGCTCGTACATTGTCTACTACTTGGCATCATAGCGGTGCTTCTGCATTGGACAATCGTTCGGTGTTTACGTATGCATTCCGTCATACGTTGAAGAAGCCTGTTACCACTGGTACTAATAAGCCATCGGTTGTGTTGTCGCCTGCAGTTGAAGTTGAGAACCCTAAGTTTGGTTCTCAATTGGCTAGTGATATTGCAGCGTATGATGCTTCAACTGGTACTGCTTCTGCCAGTGGTTATGTGAGTAAGTTTACTGATACTAATGGTATGTTAGTTCGTAAACCTATTAACGTTTCGTCATGGGATGGTACCATGAATATAACTACTGTGACTATTGATGATACGGAAGTTACTAGTGATCCTAACCTTACTGCTGATGATAAGGCTCGTTTGATTACTCTCATTAATATTTCTTTGCTGTCTTCCAGCGGTCAGCGAATGAAATATACTAATGGCACTGAAGTCAGTGTGGGATCTGGAGCTACTAAGCCTTCAATGTCAAGTTTGCCTACTGATTTGACTTCGAAGCATGTATTTTTGCCATTTTATACTATGGTAGAAAAGAGTGGCGTCAAACTGATTAGTCCGGAGCGCAGTGTACGTTCATATCAAAATTTTGATTTGATGCCTTCTGGCACAACTAAATTTGATGTTACTGCGTCGAGTTCTGTCGTTCCTTTTACGCAATCTACATGGTATTCTCCTTTTTGTTTACAGGAATTAGAGACTTTATCATGGAATCTTAATCGCATGAAGTTAATTCCTACTAAAAAGGGAATGTACGAAGGTACTGCAGCTGCTATGAAGGCGTTGCCTGGTCGTGTATCTAAGGATGCCATATTGTCTGCTGATGATTTTGTAAATGATGCGGAAGATGCTATTGATCCTAATGATATGAGTGTGCTGACTGACAGTGCTTTTGGTACTTTCGTGAATAAAAAGTACAATGCCAATATTCTTTCTGATAACTCACCATTATATGAGTTTGGTCAGAAGTATGGTAAAGATAGCTTTTTGAGTATGACTGAGTCTCCTAAGGTTGAGGTCGATGACGATGAGATGTTGGATCAGGAAGTTGGTCCAGCTGTTGCTAAGAAGGCTGAGTTGGCTGATTTTAAGGCTCAGTTAGGCAAAAGTGAATGTTTGTTTACTTTTGTTAACACTGGTGATACAACTATGATTGTAGATGCTGTGTGTCATCGAGCTAAGGAGCATATGGCCGTTGGCGCTAACAGCAATTTGAGTGATGATGGTATTGATTTGACTAGCAAGTTTGCCAAGGCGTATATGTCAAATTATATTGATTATCATAGGGCAAACCAAATACGTAAGGTAAGCAATGACGTACCTCTTGTAACGGATTGTTTACTTGATCCTGAGACTAAATTTTTGCCTACAAGTTATAGGTTGCCTAAGTCGGGTGTTGCTCCTACGTTGGAGTCTACCACTCCTGAAACTGTGGTTCAGGATGTATCATTTATTGATACTGATAGGCGAAAATTGATTATTGGTCCTAATTCGCGCAAAACTATTCGTTTTGTCATGCCAACAAAAGCGTACATCCCATTTGAATCGTCGTATAATGGACTTATTAACGATCATAGCTTGGCTATTACTTTTGGTGTGACTGGCAAGTCAACTAAGGCGGTTGCCGATACCATCGGTGATGCACTTGCTGCTCAGGCAGTTGGTCGTATTGCTGCCCCGACTTCCTTTCATATTATTGGTAGGGAAACTCAACAAGTGTATCCTTGTTGTATTAGCGAGTTTTCCAAGCCAATGAAACAGATATTTGCTTTGCCTGACCCTGAGCTTGCAGCTGGTCAGGCCCCTGAGAAGCGTTTGCATTCGGCTATGTATATCGGTCCTAACTTACGTGATGTTAAGGGTAGATATGCTGAATTGCATGTTGATGATGGTCAACCTACACATGGACAGCGTCATCAATCAACTCATGTTGCTAATCAAGCAGGGCATCATCGTCGTTTGGACGACATTGTTTCTAATACGGCAGGTACAGATGTTGTTTTGACAGGTGTTACCACTACTGATCCAGTGCCGGTTACCAGTTTATCTACTACGGTACCTAATCTATTAGCAATAAATACTGATCCTAACTATGCATCATTCGTTGGTATTTTGAATGTTATTTTTAGTGAATATGCAGTGTCTGTTGGTCAGGTGCCGTCAAGTATTCCGGTTAGTGGTTTGTTGACAATGAGTTCTGCTCCCTCTCATTGGAGTTCTAGTACTTTAGGTTTTATATATTCCGATGGCTCCCTAGCCGATAGTAGTTATCTATTGCTCAATACTCATTATAATTTTGTAGGTAGCTAGGATACTGGCAGCTCGTCGGGATCCGGGTCGTCGAGTGAGCCGGCGCCTGAAACAGCGTCTCCTCCGGTCACTCAGGCTGAGTATGATAGTCTTGATGTTCTCAGTTATTGGTATTCTTCGTATGGTTCTTTTTATCATTATACTCCGAATAATATTACTCCAGTTTCTGGTGTATATTACAGAGGTGATGAATTGGAGAAGAAGTATGTTACGGTTACGACAGGTTCTGGCCTTAGTCTCCAGGTGTATGTATCTGGTTATCTTTGGGTATTAAAAGGTACATCATCTGGTTCTTTTTGGAGTGCTCATATTACAGGTAGTAATGCATTATTTGATTTTGAAGTTGGAGATGGTTTTATTAATGCGTTAGTTCCTGTTGGTACATTTAACGGTCAGGTGTATCTAGAACTTGTGTAAATATTGCACATGTAACATAATTTAATGGGTCAACTCTTTGACCTTTTTGTAAGATTTTCACACGTTTTTTTTATAAGTAATTGTTGCAATGCCAGCCCTAAGGATGTTCAAGAGACGCTCGCCGAGTTATGCGGGGTTAAGACGCCCAATGATGCGCCCAATGATGCGCAAGAAGATAACGTACAGGAAGAGTCCGTACCGCAGAGTATACAAGAGAGCGCCTCTGCGTCGAGCATACGGCTGGAAAAAGAGGAGATATTGAATGAAGATGAAATGTTGTATGATATTGAATTAAATTAATTACTTGAAGCTATAACGCATGTTTACAGGCATTTTTGAATTCTGGTTTCCGGTGTTTTTGAAAGCTGCTCGTCTCATTGCCAGTTTTCGTCTTTGTCTTTCTCTTTGTCTTTTTTCTTCGAAGGCTGTTACCCACAGGTATTCTATGTTATCGTGGTCTAGCCTTCGATTACCCAGTTCACCAGGTCCTCGATGACCCAGTTCTCTGTTTTTAAGCTGACGGTATATGTTGTTCATATTTAAATTATGGCACACGTGCATAATTTAATTGTAGTTATTATGCCATATCTCGACGCAGAAGGCCCTAGTAAATGGATGACAAAAGGCATGCGCGATGCCTGGTGGGAGAGGAGGAAGTATGAAAAGAAGCATGGCAAGCCTCGACCTTGGGAATGGTACCAGGAGCCTCGTGATCCCAGGCTACCTGGTCGTGCATTAGGTCAATGGGAATCTACTCCCACGTATATTGGCCCCTCTCGTTCTGACCAGATTTCTGATAGATGGTCACGTGCTCGTGATTCTCGCGGTTGGAAAGCTCGTTTGAGTGACAATCCGCGTGCTCGTCGTGCTCAGATAGCATGGCGATTTCGCAATAGCCATTTGTATTCTTATGCACCACGATCTGCTGTGAATAAGTTTTTGCGTAGAGCGAAGGGTGATACGTTTGAGAGTCCGTATATCAAACCCAAAGATTACCCGTTTTGACCGGTCCGTGCGCAGCACAAGGTGGTGGGTCCCGCCGGAAGGCGTATTATGCGCCAGCATAATATGACTTCCGCGTAGTATTACCCACCACCTTGTGCACTTGTGCACAACC